ATGTAGCACCCCTATCAAGTAGTCCCGCACCAAACAAGACATCCCTCTGACCCAATTGTTGAGCATTAGCTGCTAATTCAGCTTCTTGTCTAGCACGAGCGTTATACAAAGCCTGTAGCTCAGGAGTTGTAGCACCCAATGAGCCACCTTGAGCAACAGATACGCCAGTTCTACCTTGCTGATAAAGTTTGTTTTGCAGATTAGCCAATTCCATCTCACGACCAGGTTGCAACAATTGCATCTGTTGATTGATGTAGTTCTGAGCAACATCTTGTGGAGATTGAGAGATGTACTGATTACCTAAACCAAACAAGTTCTGTGCGCCAGTTTGAAGTGGTGCAAATTGACGTTGTGCGCCTTCTGCTTGTTGTAAACCAGACTCAGCTAATCTAACCAAACGATCCTGAGCATTCTTAGCTTCAGGGCTTAGTTGGTATCCAGCAGAAGTCATACGTCCCGTTACAGGGTCATAGGTGTAATTAGAAGTACCAAAGCGAGTGGTCATCCCAACAGGTCGGAACTGTGAGCCTTCTACACCCGCCTGAGTAGCCGCAGTAACATTCTGTGCGGCAAGTTGAGCAGCAGCTTTGTCTTCTTCAGTCTGAAGTAATCCACCAACAGTTTTTAAACCGCTAGTGATAGTGTTACCCGTATCAGCAATCTTTTTAGCTAAAGCAGCATCTGTTAAAAGTTTATCTGCCGCCAATTTTTGTGCTACAGACTCAGCAGTAATTCCAGCAGCCGCACCAGTAAAAACACCACTTCCACCAGTTAAAGAAGTTACTGTTGGAACAGTACCTCCCGCACCAGCATTAAGAAGATTAGTAGCTCCTGTAGAACCACCAATGCCACCAGTAGCCAAATCAAGCTGGGCAAGTTCTGCGGCAGTTTTACCGCCAGTTAACAAGCCAGCACTTGTACCAGCAGCAGCTACTTCAGCCGCACTAGCACCCGCTTCAATAAGTGCCAGTTGAGCAGGAGTAAAAGTAGCGGCGCCACCAGCAATGCCCGCATTAGCCAATTCAAATGCTGTAGCCGCTTCTGCACCACCCGTAAGAAGTCCACCCTGTGTTCCAGCAACAACATCAGCCACATTAGTAACAGCACCAAGTTCAGAACCTAGTGCTAATTCACCAAGTGTTAGACTTTCTGTAGCTAATGCAGTAGGAGTGCCACTAAACAAGGTATCAAATACACCAGCACCACCCGCAACACCTAAAAGAGCCGCTTGAACAACTGGGTCTTTTAGAGCATCTGCAATGCCACCAAAGAAAGATAAATCTTTTTTAGTTTCTACAGTATTGATAAACTCGCCAGTAGGACTGTAAATTTGAACTGGTGTGCCAACAGGTGCTTTATAGTTAGGATCACCATTAGTTTTAGATGTATAAAAAGTCTCAAGAGGGCCAACTTGGTTATCTTCACCAGATTGACTATATTGGTATTGAGGAACAATAACAGTGTCGCCAAGTGTTACTGAATTACCAGGAGGAACAGTAGCCGCTACACGGGAAGCAACAACGCCCTCATCTAGCCCAACAGCAGTAGCCATCTGAGCAGGTGATACGCCATATTGCGCCATAGCAGAAACGATTTGTGCATCGCTCATGCCAGGGTTGGCTAAGAGAAAGTTAACTATGTCTTGACTAGATACTGCCATGATTTTTCCTTATACCGCTACTCTGCGTATTGCTCGTATGAAAAGTGTCGCTGATTTAGAGCTTGCATTACCCTGACCATTTGTAAAACTTACTGTATATGCTGCGTTAGCATTTTGTTGCGTACTTGACCAATAAGTATTTGATTCAAAGTAATCAGCGCCTCCAGATTGAAAATTAGAAACAGATGTTTGAGCGGGAGTGCCTGATAAATTGTAAGTACTTATTGGTTGAGGGCTTACAGCGTAATCTGTATAACCACCATTTGTATCATTTGAAGTTGTTGAAGGCTTTAAATAATAATATATTGTCACCAACTCACTGTAGGCTGGTAGATACCAGTCTGAATAACCACCAATTGATAAACCTTCGCAGAAAATTGCCGCATTTCTCAAGCCAGATGCAAGTAACGTACTTGAATTTGTTGGCCCATCAATAAAACTTGTTGGGTCTGCAAAACCATTTATTCCATAAGTATCGGAAGATTCACCTGCTGATTTACCAGCAACAATCAAATAATGAGTTGCAACACCATTGGCACTTGTTGAAATAGCACCGCCATAGTAGCCACCTTGGAATGATTGACCAATAACAGGTGTAGTCAGTATTGAATTGCTTGCAGAACTTGCAGGGCCAGTTCCTAAAGCATTTGTTGCGGTAACTGTAAATGTGTAATTTGTTCCTGAAGACAAGCCACTAACAGTAATAGTCCCAGAACCTGCTTGACTGATAGTTCCTGTGATACCACCTGGTGATGAAGTTGCTGTATAGCTAGTAATAGGCGATCCACCATCAAAGGCAGGAGCAGTATAAGAAACTGTAGCCGTAGTTGTCCCTGTGGCAGTTGCAGTACCTACAGTAGGAGCATTAGGCTTAGCGCCTGCCCCTGCTAAAAAGGAATTTAAAGCTGCAAACATTATGGTGTGTATCCTTGAGTTACAGAGCCATACCAGTTAGAACCATGCGCAACAAACGAAAAGATGTCCATCTTTCCCGCAGTAGCAGTAACAACTGGCGTTCCCGCAGCACTATATTTAACACCCGTAAAAGTAGCCGTACCATTACCTGTAGATGCCGCTTGTTTCAACAACAAGATAAACGACTTACCCGCAGTAGCGGTAGGCATCGTAAAAGTGCAAGCAGTAGAAGCAGTTAGGGTTGCTGTCTGTACAGTACCAGAAGTTAGAACAAGAGTATGTGCGCTAGTTACAGTACCAATGTCAACAACACTCTCAACATAGTTCGTAACAGTTGGGTTTGTCAGGGTCTTGTTTGTCAGACCTTGAGTATCTGTCGTGCCAACAACATCACCACTAGGAGCAGTCTTAGCGGCAAAGGCGGCTAAATCAGCATCGTAGTCTTGCTTGGTAGCAATAGACGTAGCAATGTTGTTGAACTCGGTATCAATCTCAGTACCTTTGACAATCTTTGAAGGATTACCAGAGGTAAGGTTATCTTTAGTTGCAAAGTTAGTACTTTTTACGTAATCAGCCATATCTATTCCTTATCTTTTAAGATAATTTCCCGTTCTTGGCCTGAATCTCTATCTTTTGGATAGAAAGTTGTGACCCGTTAATATCAGACTCATAACCCGTCTGGACAACCTTACCAGTACCAGAAGCGGATACTTTCAATGTATTCAAAGCAACGCCATCAGAATACTCAGCAACTACTGTTGCATTAGCACCATACTCAGCAATTCCATACTCAGATACTCCCTGAACAGGAATAACAGTTGTTGCACTCAAGTAGTTAGTCTTAAAGTCAAAGCCCCACTTGATAAACAAATTCTGATTCGTTCCACCAATAACGACAACAGAAATCTTCTTTAAAACAGATGTCTGATTAACATTACCAAGGTCAGCATGGTTGGTGTAATACTGAAACCGATACACGCTTGTATAGTCGTTATAGCCCGTATATTGACCGATGTAGCCATTCTTACCAATGTAGACAGCACCACTTCTCAAAGAGGCCAATGCTGTCGGAGTAATTGAGTCCCAAGTGGTTACACGGGAAGAACCATCTTGCAGAATAACTTTGGTGTCAAAGCAGTAAACAGACTGAGTAACAGGCATCGTCAACAGATAAAAGCCTTCTCTCTCAGAGTAAACAGACTTAATGTTTGCTAATGTCTGTGAAGCAACATCGCTCATCAAGTCATTACGCACATTCTTAGACAAGTCCCTCTCAGGAGCAGACTTCTCTTGAATCGTTCTCATCAAGGAACGAACACCAGAGTTTGACAAGAAGATCACATCAGAACTGGTTGTCTGAACACTATCTCTTGATAAGCAACCAATCCCCCCAACTGTGTCAGAAATAGACATCGTAGAAGGAGTAGTTGCACCCTGATAAACAAGAATCTGTCGTTTACCAAAGATAAACAAGAAACCATTGTGAGCAGCCAAGGCTTGAACTTCATCAGCACCATTAGGCCAAACTCTACTTGTGTCTAAATTACCAGTAGTGCCACCAGACCACACATGACCCGCAATCAAATCAGAGAAGCTAACAGTTACCTTATCTGTGCTAGAAGATGCCACCCACAAGCGACCATAAGCCGCTATAGCAACATTACCACTAGGAACAGTCCCTACATAGCCAGTCTTCTCAGAAACCCGTCTGTAGGTAGTTGTACTTACAGCAGGGTCATAAATGATTGGATCGTGACCTGTTTGAAAGAAGTAAGTAATCCCATTCAAGGAGGCACACTGCCAATTACTCGCAGTAATGGTAGGAGCAGAACCACCCCCCCCATAGGTCAACTCAGTGACTACATTAGAAGCACCGAGTTTGAATATCTTGTTGTTGCCAGCAAACAACACTGTTAACGTGCCATCAGTCTGGACTAGCTCATGGATGACCCCAACATCGTTAGCACCAAGGTTTCCAGAAGAGGAATTAACCCTTGTCCAACCTTTTCTAGCACCAATACGACCATACTGGTCAATTACGCAGTTAGTGGCAACCAAAGCAAAACCACTAGCTAAATCCAACGGGCTATCCTGAGTGTTTAACCCAAAGAAGCCTGGTGCGCTAATGCTGAATGTTTCGATTGGTTGAGCCATTAAACTGCCTCAAAAGAGCCAAATTCTGGATAGCGAGTAGCTTCCATAGAGATGTAATCAGAGAGCATAGCCCTGTACAACTGATAAGCCTCTGAAGACGATAGACCACCATCCTCACCACGCTCAACCAAAGCACGAGCATAAGCACTCTGAACCACCAACTCAGATGGCATCAGAATCACAGTAGCATCAGAAGTCAATGGTGCTTGTGGCACGACCAAGCTAAATCTTAGACTAACTACGCCATCAGGAATGGGAAATACAGTTACTTTAGTGTCATAACTGGCATCTACACCATCAAAAGCATAGTACAAAGGAACACCACTAGAGACAGTACCAAAGTTCAAATAACGATTCATGTTAACAAACGGGATGTTTGTCATGGCTGTGTTATTCGTATCATTGATAACGTCTTGAACACGGAACTTCTGACCCGCCCCTGTTAAGGAGTAAGAGGAAGTGTTGGCAACAGTAGTAACTACTACTGTAGTACCTAATATATTCCACTCATAAGAGTCTTCAATCTGACGCTTGGCATCATTGACAAACTTGCCAATCAAAGAGGAATAGCTTGTTTCGGTAACAGTAGATACTTGCTCTTCTCTGAGTCGAACAAGAACGTCATTAACAGCTTGAAGGTATGTGGTCATGCTCTTGTTAATCCTATTTGTTCAAAAGTAGCAATAAAACTAAACGTACTAGATGATTGCGTAGTAATTTGAATCTTATCGCCCTCTTCTAAAACGATATAAGCATTGCCATCAAATTGAATGTATTGCTTTGAAGTTAAGTCGTAAGCAGTAAGAATATCGTAGGAAGTGGCGGCACTGGCATCATTCCACTGAACAGTAATATGCTTAGTCGATCCACCAGTATTGTGAATGTACATCACAGTAAACTTGGCGTAGTAACCCGTAGGAACTGTGTAAACAGTTGTCAGCGTATTAGCTGTTGGGTTAACTCCGACTGATATTGGTCTCATTTGTTCCTCTTAGAGATCGCTTTAGCCTTTGCTTTAGCGTCTTCCTTGGACGTTGCGCCCCAAGCTCTAAGAGAAAGTAAAAGTCTAGTAGGCTTCCCATCTTTCATCTCAGCGCCAGGCATATTGCCCATACGTGCTAAAAAGGAGGCCCTACGAGGGTTGTCGCCTGACTTTACTGGAGGCTTTAAATTACCACCAGTTTCTTGATTATACGATGCTCTCCCCTTGGCATTCAACCCCCCAGAAGCAGATTTTCCTTCTTTTCGTTGCCAAGCGGGAGTTTTCATTTCTTTTTAGCAGTCTTAGCTGCTTGCTTGAAGTCCTTTGCAGTAGGAGCGCCTTTAGAACCAACTTTACGCATCTTTTCCTTAGAACCCGCTTTGATACGTTCTTGCTTGGCATTGATGTTAGCGTAGAGTCCTTGTTTCATTTCTTCTTCCTAGCTTGTGATAAAGCAATGGCAATGGCCTGATCCTTAGACTTAACAACAGGGCCTTTCTTGCCAGAATGCAGAGTACCTTCTTTGTACTCACGCATAACCTTGGAAATCTTAGCTTCTGCTTTAGTCTTTTTCATATCAGTACAAAACCTTAGCGGTAATTGTTCCAGATGTATATGCTGTGCAATTGGCTCTTAAATACTTAGGCGCATTAGCAATAGTAACAATGCCATCAGCAGTTAAAGCAGTGCCAATGGTTGCGTATGTTGTGCCATCAAGACTTCCTTGTAAAGCAACAGTAGCCGTTGTAATGCCTGTAACTTGTAGAAATGCAGGTTGACCCGCATCAGCTTGAACTGCTTTAGAAGCGCCAGTTGCAACAACTGCACTAAGAAGGGTAACGGGAGTAGTTAAAGATGACATTATTTACCTCTCCCAGATTTCTTCATCATGTTTGTAGCAGTACGACCGCCACGGGTAGGCATACCTCTACCAACCGCAACCATAATGGTTACAGGCATACCCTTTTTCTTGCCGTACTCTTTGGCTTCTTTCTTGCCCTCTGAAGAGTAGGGAAACTTCTTTTTTCCAACCATAGGCATAATATGCTCCTTATTTCCAAAGTCGATCAGCAACAAAAGTGATGATGCCACCAATAAAGGAGGCTATCGCCATTCCTACAAACATACCGCCTTTAGACTTGTTAGCCATCTCTAAAAGCAGTTTAATATCTTGTCGAAGTCCATGAACTTCTAGCTGTAAAGCCTCAACTTGGGCTTCCAATTTACCGAATTCTCTTGGGTCAATTTCAGACATTTTCGACTTTCTTAGGTCGCCCAGCCTTCTTAATAGGAGGGGCTTGAACAACAGGTTTAGTTTCGACCTCTTCTTGGTCTACTCTAACATAGCCCTGATGACCTTTCATTGTGTCAATATCGTACTGATATGTGAAAGTAACTGTGTTACCGCTTTGTAAGCATCGAAAGGTTGCCATAAGAACTCCGTGAAAAAGGGGGTTATTAGCCCCCTTGGATTAGACTACTGCACGAGCAACAATAAGTTGCAATGTAGTACCCGCTATATCAACAGGACTTGCTGTTGGGTTGTAGGTCACAACAGTAACTACATTAGCGGCTGAAACATAGGCTCTACGAACCAAACCTGCCTCAGAAACGCCAATTGCCATACCGATAACCATATCACCCAAAGCAACGCCTGGTACTGCTACTGTATCTGTAGCTGTTGCACCATTGGATACTGATGCACTATCAAGAGTACAAGTAACGTCCCAAGTGTCTGTAAAAAGACCACGAAACTGGTCATTACCCCTACGGGAAACGACTGCGGTTGCTGCTGCCATAATAATCTCCTAAATAAAGAAAAACCCCCCACCCGTTAAGGCGAGGGGAAAGGTTGTAATCAAGAAGGTACAACCAAGGCAAACATGGAAGAAGAAGTAGCTGCACCAGTGGTAGCGGCTTTTCTCAAGGCGGCAACACCATACAAAGTGTCAGAAGTAAACAGAGTAGCAAGGTACTCTTGTTTGTACTGAACTTGTGAACGGATACCAACTTGCTCAACCAGAACCATAGAGTCCTTGTGACCCATCAAGCAGACACGACCAATAGAAGTTCCGCTTGCTGGGTAAGCAGCAGTTGCAGAAGCATGGTCAGCATTGCTAGAAGTGAACACGGGGATACCATAAAGGTTACCGATTTCACCATTGCGGATAGCGTTGCCATCACCTACAAAAGCCTGCTCAGTGTAACGGGCAAGACCCATCAACGTGTTGCGGCTTGAAGGAGGAATGATGAAGAAGCGACCATCCATAGGAGTATCGTTGTCATCTAAACGCTGAATAGTACGACGAATAGCCGCATCAGTCAGAGCAGAGGCGTTACCAGTGCTAGAGTTTGCTGAGTAGTCAAAGGTTGTTGTACCATCACCACCAACTAAACCAGCAGTGTAACGTGCGCTACCAGCAGTACCACCATTGGCAGAACGACCCAACTGAATCAAGTCTGTATCGACTTGTTTAGCCAAGGCATAACCCGCATCAGAGGTATAGAAGTTACGCATAGAGTTCAAGGCTTGAACTTCTGCAATATCTTCGATCAAACGGCTATATTCATAGTGCTTGTCAATAGATACTGTAACTTCATCCGCTGTATCAACGATCAGGGTAACTGCGTCAGTTTTGCCCTTCAAAGATGCGTTGCCACGACCAGGGGCGGGAATGTGAACTACGTCACCCTTCTTGCCCTTGAAGTTCATCTTCATAACCAAGTTCGCTAGAACAAGGTTCTTTTTGTAACTGGCAACAATTTCATCACTCCAAATTTCAGGAATGAAGTTAGCTGCGGTTGTTACTGTGGTTGCATTGTTAGGTGCGAATGCTGTATTAGCCATGTTTAAAT